GTACTATGACTTGAACGCCCGATTTAACGCCAAAATGGCATGGCTGATTTGTTATATCCGGCTTATCTGGATAGCCAAATGTGACCGTACCAGGCAAGCCCCAGCCTGGCGATTCCTCTGTTTTCTGCAAGTGGTATATATCGCATTTATGATTAAGCATATTTTCAAATGGCATAATAGAAAACTCCTTTATTTTTGATATAGTTTAGCGGCGTCTGTGGAGCAATCAAAACCACAAACGCCGCTAAATCGGTGACTGTATATGAAAGGGAGGACAGGAAATCCGGCGCGCCAGAAATCCCACAGAAATGACACTTTAATTATAAGCCTTTTCCCTCTACCTGTATATGGCTTTTATGGCGAAAGATTTTAAGCAGGTTACGCCCCTGTCTATGGCGGGAGCCTATTTTTTAATTACCAATTTTTGCTACAACCGAGTACAACCGAGCAACGGGCACTTTTAAAATATATAGAAATAGAGGATTTTGAGAGTTATATGTTATATTTTATAACAGGCATACGGATATTTTATAACAAATACTTCTCAAAACTCTCTATTTCTATAAAGTTTAAGATACTCATTTTTCGGTTGTACTCGGTTGTAAAGCTACAAAGCCTTGATATGACTGGCTTTTTTCAACAACCGAGCTCGGTTGTAACCGGTTGTACTCGGTTGTAAGATGGGACGCCTGCGCGGGTCATACCTTAATCGGAACGATTTCATACTCGGTATAGTCCTCGTCGCGGTAGTGGTAGAGGTCAAGGGCTTTCGGCTCAGGCTTGCGGCTTTCGACAAAGTCCTTTGCAGCCGCAAAACTCAAATAGCCCTCTTGGCTTACTTTGCTATGGCTCGCTTCCGGCGTAACCATGACGACATAGACGTTCATCATTCAGATTCACCTCCTTATCGTTTGACCTGTCTCGTCAGTGCCGGGAGGTCGTTTCCGGCAGACGCCCGAAGGCGTTTCGACTTATTTCCCGTAAGTCAACTTGAGCAAGTCCGTAGGCGTTATTTCTTTGTCCTGGTCGTCTTGTGCAAACAGGATAGCTCTAAGCTCTTTTACCGTCATATTCTGATTGTCAATCTCAGTCAAAGCCTGCCTCAATTCACGAATAGTCATTTTCAAGTCCTCCTTAATGTGTTCGTCGTTTGTACCTTACATTTAATATTTTACCGTGTTCAGTAAGATTTGTATGCCGACGAAACAGCCGGACTTTTACTGATTTCGGTAGGCCTTACTCGGCGGCATTGCACGAGTGTCTTGCTGCCAAGCTTACCGAGCTTAAACCGTCGCGTTTTCGATTCGGGAGATAAAACCCTCGAGCTCGGCGATTTTCATTTTGCTGTCTAAGTAGTCCTTGATACAGGCCGGGTCCTTCTTGACCTCCGCCTCAAGCGCCGCGGCGCATTCTTCCGCCTCAGCCAAAGCCGTACCCAGGGCGCACTTGATAGACGCCCATTCCGATAATGTAAACTTCATTGTCTTTTGTCCTCCTTCTCTTTATTTGCGTGTGTCCGTAATACGGGCAACGTGGATAATCTCGGCGCCGAACTGCTCGGCCGCCTGTCTGGCTTCTTCCAGTCTGGCAATAGGCTTGTCCCCGTCAATCTCGCGGAACTTATGCGCCCATTCAAGCACGCCGTCGTCGGCGAGGTAGTACCAAACGCCTTTGATGAAAAACATGCGGTGCCAATTCATCGCAAGTCGGTCGATACCCAGCCGGCGCAGCTTGCCGGCGTGCTCGATTTGCTCGCGGGGCGGCATATTATAAAAGGTATCTACGCCGGTAATCATGCCTGTCGTTTTGCCGTCGTCGTTCAAGACGGAGATTGTGCTGCGGCTTACCTTGACGCGCCGGCCAGCTATATCCTGAATCTTCATATTAAGAAACCTCCTCAAAGCGGTTTACTTTTTCAAGTGCCTGTGGTATACTAAATAAAGATTTGAAGCTCGGCCGGGTGTAAGGTCCCGGCCTTGCCTCTGATTCATAGCTCGCGGTCATTGTTCACGTGGCCCGCGAGCTATTTACTTTTGGTCCTCAGCCTTGAGCTTCTGGACCAGCTCGTCAAGGTCCTTGCAGTCGAGAGCCATAAGTAAGATTCTCAGGCGCTCGGCCTTTTGAGCTTCTTCGCGAAGAACCTCGGCCATATTCGGCGTACTCAATCACCTCACTCCTTTCGTACCGAGCTTAGCAGCTCGTCCTTACATTATTTATTTTACCGTGTTTAGTAAGGAAAGGGAGCCGACAAAGCGCTCGGACTTTCGGCGGGTTTTCTGTGCGCTTTTTACCGATAATAGTAAGAGCTTGCTCCCGCCTCAGCGTTTGACTGAGACAGGAGCTTTTTGATTTCACGCAATCTTAATCAGCGCCACGCGCTTGACTTCGCCGTACCTACCCATAAGAACCAGCTCGGTGGGAAGGCTGCACCCGCGCATTCCGGGGTACTCATATTCTTTATGAAGGTAGCACCACATTTCTTTGCCGTTCCAGAAGCGACGCTCATACTCTCTGGCAAGCGCCTCCAGCTTGCTCTCTGTTTCGTGGTCTCTGCGGAGGCCCCAGATTTCAAAGAGCTTCTTGACTTCCTTTTTCATCTCACGAATAACGTCTTTTTCCGTTCTCGGCACGACCTCAAAGCGTTTACGGTCAATGCACTTAATAAAGTCCTGCTTGCTAAGGTCGGTAGCCATGTACATGGGCTCGATTATGTTCGCGTAGTCCTCATAGCTTACTTCATAGCCGGCCAGCGTCTCAAACTCTTTCCACATCATATCGTTGTCCTCCTTAATTTTGTTGGAAGGTTTTTCCTCTTGACATTTTTAATTTTACCGTGTTTAGTAAGATTCGCGAGCCCCCTAAACTGCAAGAACTCGGCGAATTTTTCGCGAACATTTCCGTGCGCTTCTTACTGATAGCAGTAAAAAGCCTATTGTCGAGCCCATTTTGAGACAAAAAAAAAGACGCCCTCAGAGGTCAATCCTCCGAGAGCGTCTTTTCTATGCTTGGCTATTTACTTTTTAGGAATCCAGCTCGGGAAGTCCGGCAATGCTCGTAAGTAGGGAGAGCACGCCGGCCAGCGCGGACGCCGAGGCGACCATCACCCAATTAACGTCGCCGATAACAACGGAAGTGCCGATTGTGGCGACGGCCGTCTGCGCTACGGTCTTGACCGCACGAATCCCCGCGGCCTTAATCCACTGTTTGAAATTAGTCTTAGTCATTGACTTTTCCTCCTTATACAAGAATCAGATTTTTAATGTTAACCGGTGAACAAATAGAATTGCGGCCGGAAACATTCTTGTCGATAACGGCGCGGTCGCCTTTGATTTCTTTGACAATCCAGGTATCGGCCATAACCCAGCCGGGAATGGACTGCCCGCCGTAGTAGGTCGCGCCGTTCTTGAGCTTTACCTTGCTGCCCTTTATGATTGCGGGGGTCGCGGTCGTCGGCGCACTTGCGCCGGCAATATCTGCAGTATTGACCCAGCCGTAAACATTAGAGCCGCCGCCCTTTTCCGCGATAAGGTGGTAAGGGTGCTTGCCGCTCGGGTAGATATTCGTCACTTTGGCCTTGCCCGGCTTGCAGGAAGGACCGCTCGCCGCGTTCGCGTTCGCATAATGAACAACGCCCTTAAAGTCGACAATATCGCCAACCTTAAGAGCGCCAGACGGAGCGGGAGGGGAAGGCTGCGGCGTAGCGCCGCCGAGTCTCTTTGTGACTTCTGCGGCGATTTCGCCGTGGCGGTTATAGAGATAATCGCCGGGGCAAGACTTGTTTGCAAACCAGCGGTGAACGGTCAAAACCATCTCGCCGGCCTTCGGCATATAGGCAAGCGTCTTGTCCTTATCGCCGAACCACAAGAGCTTGCTCTTACCGTTTCTCTTGCAAATATCGGTACAGAGGTCAAGCAGGGCGGCAAAAGCCTTGTCCTTTACGGCGTAGGGGTGGAACGTATCGCTCGCCACTTCGATAGTGACGGCGCGGTGGTCGTTCGCGCCGCTGGACGTGCACCAGGAGCGGTCTTTCTCCTCGCAATACATACCGACGCGGCCGTCGGGGCCTATGCCGTAGTTGCTGCTTGCCTGCCTGCTGGGCGGCTTGAATACGCCGCCCAGAGTTTCAACGGAACACTGTCCCACGACGCAATGAATAGAGATTCTATCGATTGCGCAGTTGCGGGGACTCGTTTTGTTCGGGCTAATATTGGTATGGACTACCAGAGGGCTGTTACTCATCTTCGTCGTACCACTTTCCGTTGGAGAGCTAGTCTAAGGTCTCCGCCGTAATTTCTTCGCCTTCCGCGAGCTCCACGCCCGCGAGGTCTTTAGGGTCTACTGCCATAATGATTTCCTCCTTAATAAAGATTTTCAATGCCTTGTTCGCGCAAAAAGTCCTGTTGTTCATGTTTGACTTTCTGCGCGTATTCCAAAGCCTCGTGCATATCCCCGTTACAATGCGCGTCGGGAATACGCTGTACCGCTCTTGCCGTCGCCTCGCCGAGCGTGATAGCCGCACCCACGCCTCGGATAAGCAAGAGCTCGTTTTTCTTCTGGGCCTCCTCCTGCTTGTTGCGGTCGGCGTCTCGCTTTGTGATATTCTTCTGCAAGAGCCAAAAGCAAAAGCCGGTAATGGCGGACGGAATGCCCATAAGTGCAAGGAGTCCGGTCATATCAAGCTGAATCGTCATTTGCTTACCTCCTCCCAGCCATAAACGCCCGGCTCCCAGACATTGTTGTCCGCCGTACTGGTCCAGCGTTTCTTATTGTGCGTTACCTTTGCGCCGAGTGAATAGGCGTCGACTGCGCCAATCGGCTGGGACCACGCCGGCCATTCGGCGGCGGGGTTACCTACCGCTTTCCAAAGACTTGCCGCTGTGCCAGGCGCCCAATCTTCTTGTGAAGTATGCGCCTGCAAGCAACGGTAGAGCTTGCCTCCCTGCTGGACGATAGCGCCGGCGGCGTAAGCTACGGGATATACCCAAGCGGGGAATTGTCCAGCGTGCTCGGTAATAGTCGTGTCGTCGAACTCGCCCTTTTCCGCCAAACTGACGAACACAAGGCTTGCAACGGGTACGGCATCGGCCATAGCCTTTGCTTGCGCGAGCTTTTCAAGCTCCTGCTCGGTGGAATAAAACTCGCCGTTGTGGTAGAAGTAGTAACCGGCCACGACCTCGGGCGGAACCTTTTTCACCGCCGCCAGCACATGGCCGTCGCCGATATAGCCGGTAGGCTCAATCGGATAAAAGGCGTCGGTATTCGCGGAATAGATTGCGTCCGCGTCCTTCTGCTCGCACCCGATGACAACGCCGTTTTCCTGGCGTCTAACGTGCCGGGCTTCTTCGGAAATATCCACAATTCGCCCGGCATGATTCAGAATCAAATACATAGTGATTGCCTCCTATATTTTATTTTGTCATTCGGGTGGAACCCGAATAATCTCTTGAAATATTCGTCGACGCGGGCGACCGCAAAATATGAATCGCCGCGCCGCATGTGTCCGCGCCAGCTCTCATAGGCCGTGCGGACGTCCTCCAGCGTAAACTTGCCGGAATCGACCCACTTCCTGAAAATAAAGAGCTTGCGCTTCATGGCGCGTATAGATGGCCGGCTCATTTTTCTCACGACGCGGCCGGTGTCCGTAAGAATGAACTTAGTTTTGAGAAACGTTATCCCTTTTTGAATGGGGATAATGCGCGTCTTTTTCCGGTTCAGCGTTATGCCAAGCTCGGCGCATACCTCGTCAATGCGTTTCAGACAATATTCAAGGTACTTAATATCCTCGTGAATCAAATAGCCGTCGTCCATATACCGGCCGTAGCCTTTGATTCCCAGCTCCTCCTTGATAACGTGGTCGAGCTTGTTCGGAAGCATAATGGCCGAGATTTGAGAGATTTGACTTCCCAAGCCGTAACCGACAGGCCCGAAGTTATCGAGAAACATATTCGCCAAGTCCCGCACGCGCGGGTCATGCACGCGCTTTTCAAGCTCCTTACGTACCGGTTCGTGATTCGCCGTTCCGAAGTAGTCCTTAAAATCGAATACTAAAATACCGCCCTTCATGCCGTGCTTGCGCCAATGGCGCTGCAAATGGCAATTCAGGCGGTTCATGGCAAAGTCAATGCCTTTTCCTTTCATACTGGCGCCGTTATCGTAAATCAGCGCCGGCGTGAATAGCGGAATTATAACCTTGTCGCAAAGCGTTCTTTGAACGACTCGCTCGCCGATATGTACGGCGCGAATGCGCCGCCATTTCCCGCGGTCGTAAAGCTGGAACTCGACAAAGCCCTTGCTTTTATAGGTCCCGTCGAGAATCTGCTTACGGGCTACGGCGGTATTCGTGACGAGATTGAGCCGGTATTGCTGCGTCGAGCATTTCCAAGAGACGCCCCGGGCGCAGATATGACCCGAGGCGTATAAATTATGATACGAGAATACTTCCTCAAGTCCGCCGCAGGCGAGACTCCTTGCGAGACGCTTTTCCTCCCGCTTCTGTTTTCGCCTTTGGTATCGTTGTTCATGGCGTTCCTCGCTTGTCATTAAAATTGTCCTCCTTATACAGCAATTTGTAGGGCGCAAGTTATAACTGCGTAGCGGCGCCGTCCATGAAACGGGATATTTGCGCGTTTTCCCGCCATGCAAGCAGCGTCCGGACGGCCGCATTAAGAAGGTGTTTTAGCCTTTCGGCAGGGGTGTCTAAAGCCCTCCTTCTGTAACGGTACGGATTTCGCCCGAGATTCGGGTTACTTTGTCTAACCTTGATTCTATAAGTTACAGAATCCGAAGCAAACGCCGTTCGAGTTGCTGGCGTTGTTGTTGTTGGCGTTGCCGTTGCTGTTGACATTGCAGAAGTTGTTGGAGTTGGTCACATTAGGTGAGCGCTCCCACCACCAATTCGCAGAAGCACAGACAACATTGCAGGGCTTGACCCAAGGCTTTTTGTTAAAGCGGTAAATCCTTATACCGCTGTTTATCCGACTTCTTTACGCCGGAAATTAGCTTTGCTTCCTCGGCAATCAGATTGCCCCAGGTTTCAAGGGCGTTATCGAGTCCCTTAAACTGGCTGGGGTTCTTCCGCAGCACGTCCCCGAGCAAGCCCAGCTTACCGACGAGGCATTGCAGCGCGTTATTTGCTTCCGTCAGCTTGTCGCGCCGCATTTGCACCTCATGCTGATTAGAGGGGAAAATGCTGTTTGCCGATTTCACATTGTTATAAACCTCGCTCGCTAAACGCATGATTTCCGTCGAGAGGAAAAAGGTATACCTCTTAGGGATTTTCAGGCATTGAGCCAGCGTGTGAACTTCGAGCTTGCGCGCGGTCTCGACAAATTGCGCCGAGCTCTCGCCACGCTTTGATTTATATACCGACATGGCAAAACTCCTTTTACCGGGGCCACGAGGGCCCCGGATTCTTTCAGATAATAGATTAAATACAGAAGCCGAAGCAAACGCCGCCCGAGCTGCTGGCGCCGTAGTTGCCGGCGCCGCCGCCGCTGCCGACAACGCAGAAGGAGTTGGAGTAGGCCACATAAGGTGAGCGCTCCCACCACCAATACGCAGAACCTGCGCCGTTCGCGAGGTTTTTAATACGGCTCGCGTTATCGGTGAAAATCGGGTAGGTTTCACCTTCGTCCTTGTAGACGTCGGTCGTCGTTCTCAGGCCGTTCTCAATCGGAGAGAACAGAAAGAGCTTCATGCTCTCCGTCTTGATAGTCGTCGACTGCTGGCCGGCAGAGGTCTTTTTGTCGACCGGCTTAATGAGAGAACGCAGGTCCTCGGGGAGAGCAGGGAAAATTGTGTTTTCCAGCCATGAATACAGGGCGCTTCCCGTAAAGCTGCCGGCGTTTGTGTTCGTACTGTTCATCTGTCTCGTTTCGGCCATAAGGTGTTTCATGCCGAACGTAATACCGGCCTTGCCGCCGCCCGTCAGATTGTCGTGATTAAAGCCGTAAATCTGGAAGGTAAGCGTTTCGCCGTTGACAACAACATCAAGCTCGTCTCCGACCTTCCAATAATTTTCAGCGTTTCCGGCCGCAGCTACCGCCGCAATCTGCACCCAGGAGTTTTCCGCGAGCGTGGTCGAGATAGTGTCGACATAGCCGTAATACACGCCGTAGTAGCTGCCGGTCGTGATTTTCTTACTCTTGCCGGCGCACTGGACCGTATAAGTGGTATTTGCGGAGGGAACGGCGACGACCGCCGCGAGGCTGTCCGGTACGGTGCCGTTATAGGTCGTCATGCCGGCGCCCTTTACGGTGAATGGCATACCCTTCATGCTCGCGCTGAACGAGATAGCCAGCATGAACATTTTCAGCTCGTCGACCGATTTCTTGACCGCGTGCGTGTTCTCGATAAGCTGCTGGATAAGCGGATTAAAGATAGTCGACGCGCTGGCAGGGTCCGAGTCCTCCAGCTTGCGAATTGTCGCATTATAAATGGGATTTGTGGGTATGGTATAATTTGCCATAGGTCAGTCCTCCTTAAAACTCGTCGTCAAACGTAAAGGTAAAGGTCACGCCGGCGTCTTTGCGTTTGACGTACATAGTTTTGATTGCGCAGAGCATTCCCGCGCTGTCCACAAGTCCGGCCTCGCTGATAGACGCGCCGGGAAGGTCCGAGGCGGGAATCGTCACAGTATAGCGGGCCGTAGTAGATACGGGATAGGTAGGCGCGGCGTCGATAGGGTATGTGCCGATAGCGTGAGTAAGAGCCGTTTGCGTGTCGGTCGGGGGGATAGGATTGCCGCTGCCGTCCACGCCGCCGTCGCCGAACACAATATGCGTGATTTTGTTTATCGCGCTTGCGCTCGACCCTTTACTCGTCGCCTTACAGAGCGCTTCTCTGCGGGCTTTTGTGATTACGCTGTTTTCGCTTGCCATGTTACAAGTCCTCCTTTATGAAGATTGGATTTAGGCTTCTTGAGCCGTTTAATATAAAATCGCCGTTAAGAGTCCAGCGGCCGTCCATAATAACGGAACCGGACAGCCCAAAGGTCTGCGAGGCTTTGAGGCCCGCAATCCTGGTCGACTCTTGACGGTAATTTTCTTTATTGCCGGCGCTCGCTTCAAATTGCATACGCGCCGTTGCCTTGAAAGAGTTTTGAATCGCAAGGCCGGTTATATCGAGCTTTTGCGGTGTAAGTCCGCCGAATATTTCAACTTCCGCAGCGTCGAGGTTCCACGAGCCGTCGAGCTTATGCGCGCCGGTCAGTCTGATACCCTGAACCTGTGTTCCGTGATTTCGGAATAAAATATTCGCGCCGAAGTCAATCGGCCTAAAGGCAAATTGATTTCCGGCGCTGAGAGCTATTTGCGCGCCCGCAGATAGCTCGTTTTTGTTTTTCAGTCCGTAAGCCGATAGCGCGAGGGCTTGTGGTGTGTAAGTCATATTGTTCTTAGGCAAAGAGATACCGACGCGAAGGTCAATAAACGGAATGCCGGGCCGGATTGAATCGAGCTCCCACGTTCCGTCAAGCACCCTTTCGCCGTCGAGCTTTATGCCGTCAACAATCAAGCTGCGGTTTTTAACGGCAAGCGCGATTTTCAAGTCGCGGAAAATAAAGCCGTTTTCATTGAATACCGATACGGGCAAGAGCTTGTCGACCATATCCAGCGCAAGGTGCGCCGGGATTCTGTTATCAAGAATAAAATGGCAGTCGTACAAATTGAAGTTGTCGCCGAAGTCTCGCGTTACAGTGATTCGTACCATTCCGCCGATAAGCTCGACGTCAATTTTCCCGTTGGTAAAAACCGCGATAAGCTCTTTGATTTCTTTCTGTCCTACATGCCCTTGCCCGAGAATAATCGCTTTAATCATATTGCGGCGCTCGGTGAGCGTGCGGGGGCCGTCATAGGTAATATGGAAAAACGTCTCCAGCTTGGCGAGAGTTTCCGCGTCGGCATAGTCGATAAAGTTATTATCTATCGCCCGAATGATACCGGCCTGAATCTCGTCGAGCTGTCCGCCCCATACTCGCCAGAGAGCGTCCATTTCCAGAACGTCTCTATACCACGCGGGGTACCATGTTTTAATTTCTTCGTAGGTGCTGGGGTAGGCGTTATCGTACAGTCGCATTGACGGCCACCTCCCCGAGAACGGCAATTTGCATGTTTGTGAGCTCTATGTTCGCGGTCTCATCGTTCAGAGTAAGTCCCGTGTAGTCGAGCAAGCCCGGCAAGCCGTAAAGTATGGAGCTTATCGCAGACACGCGGACGATAACCGTCTGGCGCTCCGGAGTATTCAGCGCGAGGTCTTTCAGGTATGCGGTTATAGCGTCCTCGGCTTCCGCTTTTATCTGTTCTGCGGTCGAGCCGCTTTTAAGCTCAGCTGTAAAGCTGATATTGATTGAAACGCTCGCCGGAGCGACCGCCGCAAAGTGCGCGCCGATATTCGCCTCGCCATCTCCGAGTCCATCGCCTACGGTGTAAGTCTTGCCGTCTACCGTTACGGTTTTATCGAGCGTAATAGGGTCGACATACTCCTGAACCTGGTCGACGACCGCTTTCGCGGCCGGCGTTCCGTCCGTCCCGATAATTACGCCCATAACGGTGTTTTCTCCGGCAAAAAGCGGGAGTATTCTCGCCCGGCCGACGCCCGGAACCGACTCGCACCAGGTTTTATAATGCTGGCGGTTTCCGTTTTCCGCCGGGCCTGCGATTTTCTCCTGAATACGCTCGCGATAATCGTCGTCGTTTTCCGCGTCCGCGCCCGGAACGATAAGCGAGCCGAATGTAGAGGAAACGAGCCCGATAACATTTTCAACCGGTACCGCCGCGGTATCTGAGAGAATATTGCTGCTTGCAATGCCGGGGGCTTCGGCCTCTAAATAAAGCGCGCCCTCGTCGTCTTGCTGTAAGGCGAAAAATAAGCCTTCCGCAAAGAAGCGGCTGCCGATGGGCGGCTGCGAATCTCCCGACCATTCGTATTCGTAGGTTGCAGGAATAGCAGGCAATCGGAAAACGCCGTACTCCGCGCCCTTGCGGTCAAGGTACTCGTCGACGGCGGTCGTAAGGAATACCAGGTCAAAGGCGGTACTGATGTCAGCGTAAAACTGAGCAATCTTAAACGCTGCGGACGCTACCGCGTCATAAAAAATGCCGCCTTGCCGAAGGTCAACCTCAGCAGGAGCGGCCGCAAGGCATTCTTCCATAATTTTTTCATAGGTTCTGTCTTCAAACAATCAAATCACCTCCTCCATAACAAGCTCTCCGAAAATCGTATTTGCCTTAAAGCGAATGTACGCCCGCTCTTTTTCAAACGAGCAAGAGAAGTCGTAAATATCCAGTATGCGGCTGTCGGCCAGGCATGCGTCTTTTACAAGGCGCGGGATTTCCGTCTCAATATACTCGTTCGTGGCGTCCGCCGCGATAATCGTTTCTTTTATCTCGCTGCCGTATTGATTATCATAAATCAGGCAACGAAAACGAGGCGTGAGCAAAGTCTTTTTGATAAACTGATTCGCCGCCTCCAGTCCGTCGCAGCTACCGAGCGAAAAAATCCGCCCGCGCTCGAGGTCGAGCCGGGAGGTCCTGGACGGCTGCTCCGCGGCGTCCTCTAACTCCGCAATCGGAATAGGAATAAAAACGCCCATCGTCACACCTCCCTGTCAAGAACATAATACTTTTTGCCCTCGTTGAAGCTGAGCAAATACACCGTATCGCCGAGCTTAAGCGCGTTATGGACTTTCAGCGTCGCGTTGAAAATATTAAACGTCGCGAGGGCGTGCTGATTGGCGCCGGTGCCGCTTACGTGCCCGCCGTGCTCGCCGTCGTTTTTCGTCTGGCTGTCGAGCGAGCCTTTTCCCAGCATGAGGTCGCAGGTCGTCGTATAGTCCGATAAATGCCGGGGAACGCAAATAAGGTTTTCAGACAAGAGGAGCTTGTCGTCATTCACAACCTGGATTTTCAACGGTGCGGCCGAGACGACCTTTCCGCGCACGACGCCCATAGAGTCCGGTATCATGCCTTGAAACATTTCTTTAATACTGGTAGGCTCTTTGATTTCCATAAGGCGCCTCCTTTCTTGCCCTGGGGCTCCCGTATCGCGTTTTTACGCCCTGGGCTTATACTTCTACTCCCAGGATATAAAAACGCGATATGGGAGACTCTGGGCTTGTTCTGGCTTGTCTTACGCCCTGCTTACCAGGTTGGCGTCGACCCAGCCGTATACGTTGCTGTTTCCGTCCACGCTCGTGTAGGCGCCGCCGATAAGGTGGTAAGGGTGTTTCGCGCCTTTCGCTACGAGCGTGCATTTTGCGGGGCCCGCCTTTCTTGAGCCGCCCGTTGGACTTCCGGCCGTAGAGCTGACATAGTGGGGGCCGCCCGCAAAATTGACAATATCGCCGGCTTTGATTTCTCCGCCGGAGCTTTCTTTTTTCTCCTGCTTCGCGATTGACAAATCTCCCGCGACGCTGAGCTTTAGATTCATGCTGTGATAATGCCCTTCAAAGGTGTGCGTGTCTTCCTCCACGTAGTAGGTCTTTGAAATGCCCAGCGGCTTGACGATAATAAACACGCCCACGCCGGTTATCACTTCGGGAAGTCCGAGCGCCGTTACGGATAGGCTCGTCGTCGCCTTGTTATTCTCGGCGAGCGTCGTGTTCACAAGCTCGGTAAGCTGGCCGGTGTTCATCTCGTCTTTTACCTGCACGACCTCCTGGAATATGCCGAGCTTCTTTTCAAGCGCCGCGTCCGTCGCCTCCGCAAGTACCGCGCCCTCTTTCGATAAGAGCTTGACGCGGGTTTTGATTTTCTCAATGCTTTTGCTTTGAGAATAGTCCTGCAAATTGACGCCGGTCTCAATCACCCATTGGAGGATATTTTCCCGGCGCTCTATCAAGCTCATTTGGTCGCCCTTGCATACGGGGTAGTAGCGAATGCCGGTCGCCTCAAACGTAAGACTCAGCGCGTCGGCAATAACGTCCCACGCTGTCGTCTTAGGTTTCGGTAGCTCGGGGATTTTATAGGCTGTATCGGCTACGCCGCTGAACGGAATACCGAAACGGGTACAGCAGTCGGCGAAAATCTCCGAGGCTTTTTTGTTCGTATAGTTGAACGTGTCTTTATTGTTCGCAAGGTAAATGCCGTTGTCGTAGGCTTTCAGGCTCATCGTCTTTCTGCCGGATTGCGATTGCTGCATGAACATGCCGCGGAAAAGCTCCTCGCCCTTCCAGTAAAAAATACATTGATGGCCTTGCTCCACGTCGATTCCGGTGCGGTCGTGCTTATAGCCGTCGTCGTCAATAAAGTCGACTTGCAGCGTTCGCGAAGACGAGCCTTTTCGTCCCGACCATTTCACCTTAGAGACAAGATTGCTCATGTCGTAGGCCGCTCCGCCTTTTATGACAATGAGCTTGATATAATCCGTCATGACGGCAACCTCAAAACCTGCCCCGGATAAATCAAGTTAGGATTCTTGATTTTGTCCGAATTGAGCTTTGCGATTTCCGTGTACCGGCTACCCGAGCCCAGGTATTTCGCGGCGATATTCCATAGGCAATCGCCTTTCTTGACAGTGTAAGTCTTTTCCTGGGCTCGGTTGTCGGTACGCGCCGGCGTCTCGGCGGGAGCGGTCGCCTTTTTTGCCTGCGTATCAATTTTTACTTGCCTTGCATGTACTTCCTTGTATTCCTTCAGCGTAAGCGAGTAGTGCAGCGAGCCGACGTCGCCGCCCTGCTCGGAATAGCTAAAGTCCTCGATAATGCAAAAAATATTTATCGTCGTTCCCGTCACGATAAAATGAACCGGCAAGTCGCTCTTTTGCCATACGGTTATCTTATCTTTCAGGTCAGACGGCGGCGTCAGGTCCTCAAACTGGACGCCTGGGAACGGCGTGGACGGGAAAAAGCTGCTGAACGATATAACAATAGCCGTCGGGTCCTGCATGATAACGACCTCGCCCAGCCCTTGAATATCCACGCTCTTACTCGTCAGGCCCTTTTTTATAGTGATTTCTTCAGGCAAAACGGGGAATCGGAGCTTTTCCTTTTCCCCGTTATAAGTTAGCCACATCTGGTACTTAGAAGGCATAGGCTCGGTCTCCTTCCTCGAAGATTTCAGAGCGGACGATTCCCATAAACGCGCCCTTTAGACGAGGCTCGACGATTTCCCATACAGTTTCTTCATCGGCGCCGGTTACGTCAATCTCGCCGCTGCCGTTTATGTCGAGCGTGATTTTCTTTTCCTCGGTCGAGCGGTAGGTCGCCTCGTTGCCGGTAAAGTCCTCGTCGCCATCCATATCCGCGCTAACAGAAACATGTCGGTCCATATCAAAGCTCGGCGTATTCAGGCCGGCAGTCCTCGCTAAAATCTGATTCGTTTCGTCGGCGGTATAGATTTCCTCTCCGCCGTTAAAGCGAACAAGCTCGGGACCTTCTTCACCGACGAGGGCGACGCCTCTCGGGGCGGATTCCGTGCCGGTCGCAAAACCTGGTACGCCTACGGTAGAAATGCCCTTACCGCCGAGCGCGCTCGCCGCCGCTCGGGCGACGCCTTCTGCCGCGGACCTTGCTTGTCCTGTCATGGACGAGATTTGGCTGATATACGCCGAAATAGTGCTTTTCGCCGCTGCCGCCGCTTCTTCGTCCATATTCATGTTGTTTACGGCTTCGTTCATGCGGTTCTCAATTTCGCCGAGCTTGTTGTTAAAGTCGGTTTGGATTTCCGCCATAGTTGTGGCCGCGTTATCCTTCGCGGTAGAGAGCTCGCCGAACTTGTCATTGATTTCCTGAATACGCGCTGCGGCCGCCTCGGGGCTAAGGTTCTCGATTTCTTCTATGAGCGCCTTTACTTGTCCGGCGCTTTCCTGGCTTCCGTCGCTTAGCTGTTCAAGGAACTTAGGGTCAAGGTCCATTTCCTGGAGCTTTTGCAGATTCTCGTTATACTCGTTGAAAAAGTCGATTTGAGACTGCCACGCTTCAATAATCGCTTGACTTGAAACGCCGGATTTTTCCTCGACCTTTTCAAAAAGCTCAAAAGTACCGTCAAGGGAAGTCCTCGCGGCCTCGTAAGCCTCGTCGTATTTCTGGATTAGCTCGTTCAGGTCTTCCGATACGGATTGAATCGCGGTATTGACGGCTTCCTCGTAAGATACGGGCGCCTGCGCCGCTTCTTCTGCTGCGTCGGCGGCATCCTGCCAAGCCTGCTCCGTCTCCTGAATAATACGGTTGTTTTCGTCAAGGGCCGCTTGGAGGCGTTCCTGCTCGGCGGTAAACGCTTCAAGGTCTTCGTAAGTCTTTTTGGATTCACCGAACCAGCCCCAGCCATGCTTGTTTTCTTCCGCAGCTGCGACCTGCTCTTTCGCTTTGGCAAGCTGTTCTTCAAGCTCTACCTGCTGGGCGATTGCTTCGGCGTAGGCTTCGGCCTGCTTCTGCTGCCGCTGTACCTCCGCTTGAGCTTCCGCCATTTTGCGCATTTCCGCAACGCTGCGGTTCAGCGAGCCGGTCGTCTTATCGTAGGTAAGCGCGAGCCCCGGCATTTGCGAATTGAGCTTGTCGACTACTGCGGACATTTGCTGCTGCTCGGAAGCGGTAAGGCTCGTTTTGCTTTGGAGCTCCGCGAGCTTTGAAATAAGCGCGGTGGAGCTCTTTTCCTCGTTGTTAATCGAGGTCATGCTTTCGTTATAGCTTTCGGCGAGTTTTTGCTGGCTCTCAATCAGCTTGTCATTCTGCGCGACAAACTCCTCAAGAGTCATTCT